GAAGGCGGTCGCATGGTGCCCTATCGACGGAGTGTCGAACAGCCACTGCTTCCGTATGAAAAGCGGCTGATTGCAGCTCTTGGTTGTAGTGAGCAGGAATATCGACAGTTTGCGCAGGAAGTAGAGCGTCGATATACAGAACGCCCTGAGGACTATGCGCATATTCCAGACATCCGAAATGGTGAATATTTAGTACCAATCCTTATCAACATTGCTGTTAGCGCAATCTTCACGGCAGCAGCAATCCTGCTTGCGCCAAAACCAAAACAGCCTGATCAAGTTCGGCAGCGCCAGCTTGGCAGCCGTCGCGGTAAAGACATCTATGCGCCTTCGTTTGGCTTTGACAGTATCCAAGAGTTAGCTGAATACGGTCAAACGGTTCCAATCGCATTTACTCGTCGTCAAGGTCAAGTTGACCCCAATAATCAAGACGACGATAAAGGCACAGGTGGTTTGCTGATCTCGCCTGAATTGGTGTGGTCACGCATGAAGAGCTGGGGCGGCTATCAAGTCGCTGAAATCGTGGCGATTGCTGGTCAAGGCAACATGGCCAAGCCTGATCTTGCTGGCATTTTTCTTGGCAATAACGCTCTTGATGGTATTTACGAGGATTACTTTGATTTTTATTGGAACGGTGGCTTTGAGGTTTTAGGCGCTGGCAGCCGTCTTCGTGCATACAACCTGCGTTACGGCAGCTTGGTGATTGATGATGGACTGTCTGGCGCAGATCAAATTTTCTACGCACCAACTAGAGCTGGAGTGGCACAACCTGCTTTTTGCGGTGCGTTTACGCCAACGTCTCAGACACGCTTTGGTGTGTTCACTGGCGTTCCAAACGGAACACCTTTTAGGCCAAACTGGAAAATTATTTCAATCGTATCAGGGCAAGAAAGCAAAACAGATCGACAACTGAAGAATCAACAGAAAAAATATGTTGATCCATATTTGATGGATAAGCATCAATTTGGCGGAGGCTCAAAAGACGAAGGCAGCGGCAGCAGCGAGGGCGGAATGCCCGGCACTGGCACAAACTATGCAAGGCGTATTGGAATTGTTAAACATGTTCGCGGGGGAACCGTTACCACGGTCAGCCACGGTGTAAGAGATACTAAGAACGGAAACCAAAGCTGGAATAACTTAAAACGAGAAGTTGATTGCCAAGTAGGTGATGAAATTGAAGTGCTTATTGGCAAGGGGCGGCAAAAAGAAAAACCTTTTAAAGTAAAAGATGTTGATGACGTCGACCTGAGCGATATTGAATCTGCAGTCCAGGCGGAATCCTCAAGATATGACGCCATGTTTTCCCGTGGGTCTACATGGATGGTGGGGCGAACCACTTGGAAGGTAACTCGTCGCAGCACCGATGATCCCTATGACGGCTCAAGATCTGATCATGTAGCTAGCGGAATCAGAATTACACTTGAGTGTATTGAAACGTGGAGCCGTTTACAAAGAAAGATTGGTATTGTCGCTGAAGAGGCGATTACGGTTGAGGAGTACCTGCCGTTTACTCAGGAAGGCGACGATATTCATGAGGCATGGTATCCCTTACTTAAGTATGAGCTTGGAACGTTTCAGAACACGCGATCCTGCGACGTAACTGAGATTGGCATTAAGTCTCAAGTTTGGGCCAAGTTTGAAGGTATTACTAACTTTAATACTGTCCCGTCTCCGCGAAACCTGCGTAATGCAAATAAAGATAAGGTTCAGTTGTCTGAAGGCAAAGTAACTTCTTTTGCGCATCGAATGTCGTTTTTTGCGCTAGATGTTCGCCCTAGCAACTATAACTCATCAGCAAGCACCAACGATGGCTGGGTCAACATAGGCCCCTATCTTTTTGCGGTTGTTGGTCAGTCGCCAGTTGATCTTTACTCGTTTATTAGAGTCCAGCATCCTGATCGCAAGCAGTTTGAATATCGGTTGCGTCCTTTTAATAGTGCTATTTTTGTAGAGCAGAGCAACGGCGAAGGTGATGTATTTGTTTTAGACGGTGGACGTTTTGGTTTGCAAAAATGGCTGGGCGATACGATGTACGGTCAGTTTCAAATTCATGCGCGTGGGTACAAAGCAGAACCGCGAAACTATTTTACGCATCGTGAAATGGCTGCAGTGCCTGAGTTGATTACGGACGATGAAGGCAGAATTAACATCAAATATGGCAGTGCTCAAAAAGAGACGTCCACTTTTGAGATAACAGGAGTCAGCGTTACGGCAAACGAAAATGGCCCTGCCTATTCAGTTGGAGATGAGATTAGAGACAATACTGTAAGTAATATTTATTCGTTAGCTCTTGGCGCTGATCCGTATTTCGACAATCTTGCCAATGGCACAAAGCGCACTATTGAGAACTGGGAATACACCCGCGTTTCAGGCAAGGAAGTTTATATGAAACTGCATTTGATTTCCTATGAACAAGGCTACGCTGGCACGCCCCGGAACAAATGGTGGCGCGTTGAAAGTATTGAGCTTGTTAACCCCCAGAGCTATGTTGGCAAGTATTCCGAAGGTGAAACTTTTATCAAGCACGCCAGAAACAAGAACGGAATTCAATTTGCTTTTAAATATCAATTCTTGCATCCCACTAACTCAGCAGGTGCGCTTGAGTTTGACACAACAGCAACTCGTCTTTGGCAAAAATACAGCGGCCTAGCAGAGGTTTCTCATTACAGCGACTTGATTAGTCGCAGCTGTGATAACGGTGCTGAACATGAAATTGTTTATGTGAACGAGACGCTCTCAGAGGAAACGATTCCTCAGTACGACGGCTGCGCAATGGCTGGCCTCAAGCTCAAGTCAAGTGACAACTTCAACCAGCTTGATCAGCTTCGGACATATGTCAAGAACGGCATTGAGGTGGAGCGGTTGGTCGATGGCGATGTCGCGTCTAGCAACTTGTTGACTGACCTGCTTTGGTATTTGGTGACTAACAAGGACACTGGAGCGGGCAATATTCTTAATAGCGCTCTTGTTGACAAAGCGTTGCTGACGACGACTGGTCGTTATCTACGCGCTAACAAGTTGTACTGGGATGACGTTATTGCTGAATCAATCAACTTGCGGTCATGGCTTTCAACTCAAGCGCCAAGCGTTCTCTGCTTTGTGTCGTTGAAAAACGGCAAGATGAGCTTGGAGCCTGCGCTGCCTTATGACTCAAACCACAAGATTGACGCAACGAACCCGGTAACGATTTCTGCGATGTTCAC